TAATGGAGTTAATTGTTCAAAGTATAATTCCGTATCTGTGTATCCTGAACATGCCATAACATAATCTAAACTATTTAAGATAAGATTTTGGAATGGAGAGATAGTCATTGTTTGCATGATACTAAATGCAGTCTTCATTTCTTCACTTTGAGAACTGAAACCATTGTTCTTTGTTCTAATACCGAATAATAAAGGTGATGTTACTCTATGTGCAACTAATATTCTATCTTGTATGTAATCTGCAACATATTCGTATTTCTCATGTAAATTATCTATTTGTATTACATCCAATGTAGGCTTACTTGCAACATCATCGTTAAATGATACCATAAATCTACCTGCGTTATCTGTTCCTGTGAATTTTCTTTGTATTAAATCTTCAATTGTCTCTCTTTCTTCTGGTGCAGGTACTCCATTGTTAAAGTTTATCATTACAGACGGTAAGAAACCATTTGTAATGTTGTTCCAATGTAAATTACTTACTTCACCATCACACATTGCTAATTGTAAAGCAGATACCCAATCAGGTAAAGAATAATAGTATAGACCTGGACAATAATTCTTAATGTAAAGTATTTCCATCTTTTCATTAGAAGTTTCAAATGCAGGTATCTTCTTTTTCTCTTTGATTTTTCTTGCATCTGTCCAATCTGTACAATAATAATAGTTTTCTATCATTGGATTGCCATATAATTTCTCTGCACGAAGTGTTTGAACTGGAATATGATACATTTTCTTTACTTTTGTATGTGTATCATCCCAATATACTTGAAATGCAGCATTACCAAATAATTTTAAGTCAAAAGAAACTTTTTTTACTTCCTCTTGTGGTACAATTTTTTGTAATGTCTCATTAAATACTTCATTCTTAGAGTATAAACCCTTACCAAATATTAAATCTGCAATACCTTCAACGGCTGCAGCATTGGTTGTTGATACATTGAATGCAGCAATTACTGCATCAAAAAAATCATCTTGTCCGTAAACACCAAATGGTACAAATGGATATCTTGTTCTTGTATCCTCTGTAATTACTGGTAGTTGGTTATTATTAACATTTACTATCGCAAAGTTCTGTTTTCCTTTCATATTAGTTGTAAATTATGTATTTGTTCTCACTTTCATGTGATATTATTGGCGGTATTTGGTTTTCATATACGGATTTATCTATTGATTGTGATGCATATACTTGTATTGTACCTCTCCATATATCTACACTGCCTGTTGGTGTTCCATTATATAATACTGCACGATATTCTGATGCAACAATTGCATCACTAATACTTGCAGTAAATCCAATATAACTTTCATATCCTTCATAAGTTATACCAGACATAGATGCAGTAAATGTAGTCAATGTTGTCATATCAGTTAGTGACATGGTAAATTGATTTGATGTAGATGCAGTTGGTTGTGTCCTAAATGTGTATGAGTTGCTCTGACTGATATAATATGATTGCATTATCCCTAGTTTATGTATAATTGGTATATTAAAAACACTACTTTTCGTAGAAATAGTTATGATAATAAAAAAACCCCTACATCTCTGTAAGGGTTTAATATTTTTAGTCATAATATTATTTATGAACCATAAACGATAGTTGGTTGTGTTGTTAAACCAGCGAAAGGATTATTTACTGTGCTTCCAGATAAGAAGTAAGCGGGTTCTTTTTCTAAACCTGTAAGAGTAACTGAATAACCGAAAAGGTCACCCAATGCTCCACCTGTTTGAATAGTTCCTGCAGTTACATCACATCCTTCTTTGTTACCAATCAATAATGCTTCACCATTTAATGTCCAAACTACTATTTTAGGTCTACCGTATGCCATCAACTTTAATTGAGTGGTCATTTCGTTAGTTAATTTCTTCAAATTCAAAGTCAATTCTTGTGAAAAGAATGTAGTTCCATTATCTCTTGATGAGTTAACAGTCTCTGTGTAAGAAGAGTTACCTTTAAGTTCATAATAATAAGCTGAACTACCTGATGGGTTACCCAATGCAGTTACCTGGTCGTTAGCTCCAGTAGTTGCAGATGCAGTATAGTAATTCAAGAAGTAAACTCCCTGTAAACCACCTACCGACTCTTTGCAGACTTCTTGTCTTCCAAGTGATACTTGACATTGTCCTGATGTATAAGGCATATTATTAAGTTTTTGTTTGTGATAAGTTGGTGGGGTATTTTACTCCCCACCTTCTTAAATTATTTTTTAGTAAGCTCCGTAGTATACGATGTCTTGTCCGATACCGAAGTTAACAGCCGCAGTGTATCTCATGATGATACGATAGTTTTGTGAACCATCAATATTAGCCATGTCAATCACTTTTACCTCATTTTGGTCGCTCATAAGTCCTGTACCAAAGAACAAATTGCTCTTTTGTGCAGCTACCATTTTAGAGTCAGACATACCTGGACATAATACCATGTCAATACCATTGAAGTTGTAAGGCTTAGAACCAATTACGAATTGGTTGTCATAACCATTAGCACCAACATTAGTTATTGCAGTTCCAGTTGAAGTTACACCAGCAGTTGCTAATTGGTAAGCTTTAGCTACATTCGTAGGAACATAGATAACTAAATCTTGTTTACCATAAACAGTTGTTGGAATAGTTTCAACTAATGATTGTAATTTAGAAATTACATTCGCAGAAGTAATACTACCAGAGATGATAACAGAACCACTACCTGTTAATCTTGCAGGTAATACATCTGTTGCACCTGCTGTTGCTACTGAAGCAGACAATAAGGTTTGGAAACCATCAAATTGTCCGTTAGTTGAACCATTACCTGCCCAAATAGATTGTTCAATAGCTTGAGCAACATTACCACCTACATAAGAGATAAGGAAATCGTTAAAGTTCTTAGGGATTTCATCAAAAGCTGAAAAACCTAATTGCATTGCTTCCCATGATTGAACGAAAGTTTGCTTACATAATTGTAAGTTAACTTGGAATTCATCAGGAGTTAAGTATCTTTCTGATAAAGATGCAGATGCTGCTGCTACGAAATCACAAGATGCGTCTTGGATTAAGTTTGATAATTCTAGCTTTTGGATTACTGAACGATATTTCACATTCGGCATAATCGTAACTAACTTCTTATCAAGAGTGTTTGCACTTAAAAGTGCAGCTGCTATATATCCTGAAGCCGCTTCACCAGCATAAGTTGGTGTAGATGGACTCGTAAAGGTGGGTTGAGCACCTGTGATATTAGCGAATTTTTGATTTTTGTTCATTTTAATTCGTTTTTTTTGTTAAATTATTTTAATTATAAAGTTTTGATAAGAAAGTAGATTGAGCATCAACCATTTTCTCACCATAATTTTTTCTGTTTGAATTGAACTTATGAATTGCAGAAGCATCTTCAACTGGAGCACCATCTAATTTTGGTAACTCTTCATCTTCGTCTACTGCTTCCATCATTGTTCCTGACTCTTCTTCTGTTACGATAGAGTCTGTTGGAGGCATCATTGTTGCTTCCATCACTTTCATTTTCTTTTCCATTTCATCAATTCTGTAAGCCATTTCTTCCATTTTCTTACCTAAATTTATTTCTTCACCTGCTTCGTCTTCTGCTTCTGCATCTTCTGGTAAAGTATCTACTGGCATTGTTTCCTCTTCCATTTTCAATGTTCCACTAGTTACAGAGTTCTTTGCTTCTGGCATTACATTTTCTTCATCTTCATTACCTGTTGATGGTAATTTTTCTGTTTTAATCATGTCAGCATCAGCATCTGCTAATTCTACATTTTCTCTTTCTACGATTTTACCATCTTTTGAGATTACTTTAAGCATGGTTTCATTTCCCTCTGTATCTTTCAACATAAGTTCATGTGTTCCGTCTGGTGCTGGAGATTTAGTTCCATCTTCTGAAACTACGAATAGGTCTTCACCTACATCAAATGTTGCAGACTCAACTATTGTTCCATCTGCTAATTTAGCATATGTTAATTGAACTTCTTCGTTTAATGATAACATCTGCATTATTTTGTTTAATACTGTCTTTGAATTCATTTTATTATTGTTTATAAGGTAAAAACACCTTTTGTTAAAAAAATCGTTATTTTTGTTTTATTATACTTGTCTACCCAATTCTGTTTGATAATTTTGTATAATTGTTGTAAAATTAGTTGCATCACTACCAGATATGTGTTGTCCTATTGTCATAAATCCATATGACCCTGATGCGTAATAAAATACACCTTGGTCTTGTGTCTTTTTTAATGCACCTAATATAATACTTCCAGTTGTTAATGCACCTGGATTAGATAATGCAATTGATGCTTTTTCAACACTACCTTTGTATAAAGATGAATGTGTTGTATCTGCGGTTACCATAAATGAGCCAGTATAAGGTGCTGCAGAATTATCCATAGCCGTAGCATATTGTCTAGCTCTACTTAATGTTGGTGTCAATTGTGATGCTAAGAATATACCTCTTGCAGTTGTTTCATTAAATGCACCCATATCAATATTATCACCTGTATTTCTACCAGTTCGTTTATAATAAGATATGTGGAATGATGATGTAACATTTGATGCAATAGAATAATTACTATCTAAGTAATTTGATGTTCCATTAAACTGTATACCTGTTGTAGATGCTACTGGGTTATTTATAAATGATGCAGAATAACTTCCCGTATCTTTTAAGTTCCATTTGAATGATGATGTTGTTGCTCCTATAAATGGATATGCTACATATAATTTATCCCACAAACTTCCTGTGTTTTTTAATGCAACTACTAATGTATTGATTGCAGTTGCATCACTACCAGATATACCTGATGCATTTATAAATGCCTGTGCATCTGGGTCAACAGATACAACTACTGATTGTGACATGAATATGTTACTATCTCTTATATTAAGATTTCCTAAATAGTTTCCGTTTCCAATTGCTGTATTTCCTAAGTATATTGACATATTATTATTTTATAATCCGTATCTTGCTTTTAATCCATTATGATTTTGTAATAATTCTGCAGTACTTAATGACCCCGTATACAATGCCATAACTTGCATCATACTTCCTGAATTTAAAAATCTAGTTGGTAAACCACTATTATCAAAGTTCCATTTAGGAGTAATAGTTCCACTACTTACACTAGTTGTTATGGTATATGACCCGGTTGCACCATCCATACAATAATTTAATGTATTTGTAGTATCATTGAAACTAATTTGTGAAATATGCCAACTACCAGATTGTGCTGAGTTAGTAGGTGTTAGAGTTAAAGAAGCACCATAAATATCGTCTATAATTGGTAAAACACACGCATTATATACATTATCTAATGCAAACATACCATATCCTTGTGGGTCTCTACCTGCAAAAAATTCAATTCCATTAAATTGATAACTACCTGATGTCATATACCAAGCCATAACCCAAGTTTGTCCTACTCCTAAAGTAAGTGCTGGCATTTCTACTCTATTACCTGTCCCACTTGCACCTAATCTTAATACACTACCTGATATACCTGCAGTATTGTAGTTTACTGTTCCTACTACACTACCTGATTTATTATTACCACTTAAATCAAATACAGTTGTCTGTCCACTTGCAGAATACGATGATGTAAATGCAATATCATAGTATGCATAAAGTGAAGAACTTACAGCCAATGGTTGTATGTTACTTACAAATGGTGCAACTACACTTACTGGATAATTTTGATTAAATCCAAAGTTTTGAAATATCATTAAATCATATTTTTAGTTGATACTACGAATGGAACTCCACTTGCAACTGCTACAATAGATAGAACATCTTTCTTAGCACTTCCGTTAGTTGCTGAATATGCACTACCTGATGGTTGTAACATAGTCGGTGCTAATGAAGCAGATGAGTTTGTACCTGTTGTAATAACTAATGTTGCACTTACTCCTGGTTGAACATTTGATGCTGATATATGTGTTGTTGCAGTATCTGCTAATGTTAAAGTAAAATAATTACCTCTACTTAAATCCATAGATGCAGTATTAGATGTAATAGACATTGCAACTACATTACCTTGTACTGACCCTGTGAATATTTGACTACCGCTAAATGTATTACTTCCTAATGTCGCACCTGTTATACTACCCGATGTACTACCTGATACAATGTATAATGTATTTGGATTAGTCAAAGACCCACTTGCTAACGCTGCATAAGATGCAGAAGTTAAAGTTACGATTTGATTTACTGCAGCTACATCTGTATATGTGTCAGTTAGGTTAGTAATAATACTACCGCTAAAAGATGAACTTAATATTGTTGGTGCACTGCCTGTAAATGCAACTGCTCCACTAAATGTATTTGTACCAAAGAATGCATTACTTCCAGTTGTTGCTAAATTAGATACATTGGTTGTAAATGATGATGTTGCAACTAATGTTGTTCTGTTACTACCATTACCAACATATGTAAATCCATTAGCTAAACTTGCAGTAAAACTACCGCTTACATCTAAACTTGATGAAATCAATGTAGGTTTTTGTCCTTTGATTATTGTTCTATCTACATCTATGTTTATATTTCTACCTTGGTCTGTGAAGTTTACATCACCACCTACGAAGTTTGCACTACCTGAAACATTAAGACTTGATGATATTGTTTGACTACCTGTAAATGTATTTGCTCCTAATGTTGCAAATGTACCACTGCTACCACTAACATCAGGCAATACTATACCGAATGTAGTACCATCTCCTTTTCTAAATGTCAAAGTGTTTCCACTAAAAGATGCAGTTGTTAATCCTAAACTTGCAGAAGTAAATAAACTTGCAGTTGCAGTGTTTAAATTACTTACAGAGATATTCAAAGATGAAGTTGTAGACTCTATACTAGTTAATCTTAAAAGAGTACTAGAACTAAATGTATTTAATTCAGTTATAGAAGTTACTAAACTTGCAGTTGATTGAGATGAAGTATATGCGTTGAATGATGAAGTTGTTACAAAACTACCTGTGTCTATTGTACTACCGCTTACATCAGGTAATACTATACCGAATGTACTTGCGTCACCTTTTGTAAAAGTTAAAGTGTTTCCACTAAATGATGCAGTTACTAATGATGATGCAGTTACTGATGAACTTACAAAACCTAATGCTGTTATTTGTGCACTACCAGATATTACACCTGATGGTAAAGTTGAACCACTCACATCAGGAATGTTTACACTAAATGTTTGATTATCTCCTTTAGTGAATGTTAAGTTACGAGTTCCATTATCAAATGATGCAGTTGTTAAACTTAAACTTGTAGAT